ATGGATTTCAAAGCTGGTGACGTTGTAAAGCTTAAGAGTGGAAGCCTGCGGATGACCATCGCTTGGGTTGAGGACGGCGAGGCATGGTGCGAGTGGTTTGATACCAAGCACGAGCCACAGGGTCGCCGATACGCGGTTGTGCTTTTGATTCATGACAACTGATTAGAGTTGCTCCCGTCAGCCAAGGGCTTGGCGGGGGCTTTCACTCAGCGGGCGTTGAGCGATGCCCGTAATGCGTTGCTACCCGATGCGCGTACGCCCTGCGTCGTGACGGCCTCCAGCCGATCCAACCGATCCACTACCTGCGCGAGCAGAGCATTGCTCTGCAGCACCGCCGCCGTCGTCGCGGCCGGCGCCTTGTCCACCACTAGGTCAAACAAGGCGCGAGCGTGCATTCTCAGGATGAACTAAAACTCTGGCAAGTTGGGTCGACACGAATTAGCTTTTAGGTACAGCTTTCCTGCTTAAGGGCCGAGATGATGGGCAGTCGAAAAGGAAAGGGCCGGAAGCCGGCTCGGAAGCGACGGGCCGTGCCCGATGAAGTGGCCGAGTTTGGGCCGCTCCGACTCGCGAGGTTTGGAAGTGACGTGTACACAACTACGTCGTGGGGGGAAGGCGAACACGAACGGTTTCTCGCAGACCAGGCGGCAGCTCTACCAAGGGTAGTGGGAGAAATTGACGGCGCGGTTCGGCGCGCCGCAGAGATTGCGCGAACGATTGAGCCCCTGGCGCTGCTCCATCGCGCTTGGTGGGAGTATTCGGCGGCACATATCGGTGTGAACGCGGAAGACGAAATCGGCCGCGAGCAAGTCATCGCTACTCGCATGATAGATTACGTGCAAAGCCTCATTGCCGGGGTTCCGAATTACTCTGGCTCACTGGCGCTGACTGATGAGATATGGGAGGAGCTGCGGGCGGCTGTTACATTCATTTTCACCGCAGTAAATTCCACTTACGTGATCAGCGAACAGGCTTCGCGCACCCTTGCCGGGGAGCAAATTGATCACGAGGCCGAGGTGATCAAGCACATCGCCCAGCTGACCTGGTGCAACATCAGAGGCCGACAGTACCCCTATCATCAAGTCAGGGCCATTCGAGACTTGATTGAGCCTCATGAGGCTCAAATCACGGCAGTTTGGGGTGTCTCTGCTAATCAGCTCTGTGAAGGTCTTGGCAACATCTGGGCGCCCCTGACTACGGGACTAGGCGATGAGCTCGCCCGGCTCAACGGATACAGGGAAAAGTATGGGGCGCGAATTGCAAACGGCGTGACAGTGGATGAGGAGCACGAACCAGAGTTATACGCTTATGTAAAGGATCTAAAGGAACTGTTTGAAGGTTACAGACTTTTCGACGTCCAGTATCTGGCCCAGCTTCCTACGGAGCTCCTTCGACAGCTGTCTTGGTTGCCCGGAGAAGATCAGGAGTTTTTTGCCGATGGGGAATTCGCTGGATGGCCATTTCGCAGTTGGCCGATCTTCAAAAGGCCATTCATTGGAGTAGATGGACGTTACTATTGCTTTGACTCAACATCGCTTTTTGATCGCATATATAGAATCCTTGAGAAAATTGTCTTCGCGTCAGGGGCAAAGAATAAGCAGGATTGGATCGACATCCGAGCGAGGGTTACGGAGGAGTTGCCGTTTCGATACTTACTTCAATTGTTACCCGCTGCGAAGGTGTATCGGTCGGTTTACTACCCGATCGGACAGGGCGAAAAGAGCCTTGCAGAGCTGGATGGCCTGCTCGCATGGGACGACCATCTATTCTTGGTGGAGGTCAAGTCGGGGTCCTTTACGCCGACGTCGCCGTACCTTGACCCTGTCGCATTCACTGAATCACTGAAAACTCTTGTCGGAAAGCCGGCGGAACAGGGGCGAAGACTTCTAAGCTACCTTCAGAGCAACAGTGAATCCCCACTATTCGATAGTTCGCGCCAGCAGATCGGTGCACTCAGACTGAGTGACTATCGTCATGTGTCCATCCTCGCTGTTAGTCTGGACTCGTTCACCGAAATTGCTGCCCAGGCGAGGCGTGCAGCGTCCCTTGGTGTAAATCTTGGGTCAGATCCGCTTTGGGCGCTCTCGATCGACGATTTGCGCGTATACGCCGATGTTTTTAGCGCGCCGGTCGAGTTCCTGCACTTCGTTGAGCAGCGAGCTCTTGCCTCGCAGTGTCCATCTCTTGAGCTCAACGATGAGTTGGATCACTTGGGACTGTACCTGGAGTTCAATCACTATTCGACCTACGCCAGCCGAATGGCAGCGGGCGGGGCTAGCCTAATGTTCAGCGGTTACAGGCACAACGTCGATAAGTACTTCAACGCGCTGCTTTGGGACCCCGACGCCCCGAATCCGCTTCGCCAGAAGATGCCGGATCGACTGCGTGAGCTGATAGATCATGTGTCGCCGAATGAACTGCCAGGAGTGGCTCGCATGGTGGCGGCATTGCTAGACCTATCAGGAGAGGCTAGGCAGCAACTGCTCGAATACGTTGATACGGCGCTAGAGGATTGGTCGCGAGCCCGACCGTTCTCGATAGGCGGCGATGGGTGCATTACCCTCAGCGTGTGGAAGCACGACTGGACCGAAGCGGATCTACACCAGGCTCTTTTGGTTGCACGCGCCAATTCCCTAATCGGGAGAAGCCGTGGCAGGTTGTGCTTGTGCTTGCGGTACTCGGCAGAGTCTGCTCTTGTCGAAGCTCGGTGGAGCTTTGTTGATGAATCGCCTGAAGAACTGGAAAGCGATCAAGATACGGCGGAATTGGCTGCGCACTTCGTAGATCGAAGAGTCGGCCAAGCGAGAGGCTCAGGCAAAATTGGACGCAATGACCTTTGCCCATGCGGTAGCGGAGATAAGTACAAGAAGTGTTGTCTTGGAAGGCCTTGAGATTCTTCCATTATTGTCGGTCGCTCCTCAACGAGTAGATATTCTCAACTTGTTCCAGGGTGTGGGGGGGCATCAAGCACCGTGCTCCTCCTTTCTGAGCTGCCATTGTTGGCTCAGTGAAAGAAGCGCTCATCGTGGTCATGTTCATCTTGCGGGTGACTGACCTTTGACTCATCGGTCGGCGTGGCCCCGAGTTTGGAGAGCATCGCGCTGAGCGCGTGTGTGGATGACACGCTGAGGTCTTCGCCCGTGTCCATGCGGGCAGCCAAGATGCACACCTGGCGCAGAATCAGGCGGTGTGCCGCGTTAAGCCAAGGCATGTTGGTGGCGCATTCCTTCCACACGCGCATTTGAGCCGCGGTCATGCCCTTGTAGGGGGGGCCGATGGGGGCGGGATTGGCTGGCTCCGAACGGTTCTTGTAACGGCCTGGATCTTTGATGGTGGCGCCCGATACGCGGGCCTTCTTGGTGGGGGTTCTTGGCTTTGCCATAGGGTCTCCTTCGCCCGTGAGGGTCGTATTTCCAATTGCGGATGCGCGAAGAAAGGGGAGCGGTCGGTCTAGGTCCGAGAGGTCTCAGCCTTTCGACTCCCCCTCCCGTTCAGGTTTGCGTGAAACTCTTTCGTCTCGCCGTGAAACGACAGAGGCCCGTTGTCGGGCCTCGTCGGGAGCGCTCAGTGGGATAAGAGTTCCACCGCATCCTGCCGGTGTTGTTGTGGGCACCGCCGGCTGGCCCATCCCTCGCTCAGTCCGCAGCCGGCCGCACGCCGGTGATGACGGTGAACTGCTGCGGGTAGTTGATGACCACATCAGCGCGGACGTGGCACAGGAAGCCGATCTCGCCCGTCTTGGCGTACGCCTCGCGCAGCAGCTGGATGGACAGCGCTTCACGCATCAGGAAGTACAGGCCGCTGAAGTTACCCACGAAGATTTCGCTGGCATCGTTGGCGGTGCCGGCTTCCACATCGGTCGGCAGCTGGCTGGTCGGCACGAACGACATGTCATCGATCAGGCGCGGGCGCTGCAGCGGCTGGCCGGTGGTGTCGGTCAGACCTTCGAAGTCCATCAGCGTGCGGGTTGCCATGATCGCGGCGGTCGGGGCCGGTGCGTTCACGTCGATGATCGAGCCATACGCCTTGAGCAGCGGGCGGTAGCTGTCCAGGGCTGCACCATTGGCGCCCAGCGATACGGTGTTGATGCCCGTGGTGTTGCGCAGGCCGCGCGGCTCCGGCGCCGTGCCCGAGCCCAGCAGGCCAACCCGGTCCAGCTCCTTGGCGAACGCCTGTGCGATCACCTGGCGCAGCGCGCGGTCCACGTCCGAACCATCGGCCAGCAGTTCACGCGACACGCGCACGATGCACGCCAAGCTGCGTGGGGTGGACTGCACAGAGCGCAGGGTCGGCTCGCTCTCGCTGATGTTGCCCAGCTCATTGCGCCAAGTGGCGGTGGGCAGAGTGTCGATGGCTGCGGTGGATACCGACTTGGCGCCGTAACCCATCGGCACGATGCCGGCGCCCGCCTGCAGCAGTGAGGATGCCGGGACCAGTGCGGACAGGATGCCCGGCATCACCACGTCCGGGACCACGTAGCCGCCTGCGCTGTCGGTGCCCACTGCAAGCGAAGCCATAACGGCCTCGGTGCTGCTCATGCCGGCTACGCCGCGCATGAAGTCGGTCAGTGTGGTTTCGGCAGCGCGCGGCTTGTCATCGCCGTCGCGGCGGCTGGCGTAGTGCGCCCGGAAGTCAGCCGGGGTGCGCAGCACCTTGATACCGCCGCCGTCCAAGTCAGCAGCCGGGGAAGCCGTGTCGGGGCCGGCGCCCATCTGGAAGGCAGCGATCTGCGTGTTGGCCTGGTCGACGGCCTTGCGGAGTTCGTCCACTTCACCGGTGTGCCTGGCCCTGAATTCGGCGAAGGCCCCAGTGAGCTGGGTGATAATGGCGGCGACTTCGGTCGGCTCGCCCTCTGCGCGTACGGCCTGAATGCCGCGTGCGATCTTGGTTGGCTTGGTCATGCTGGGCTCCTGTGTAGGAGTCCAGTGTCCGTTTCATACTCAGCCGCAACCATCAGTTATCGTGGAGTTGCGTGGAGTTGCGTGGGTCGATTTACTTCCTGTGTGCCTCAAGCCAGCGCGCGGCATCGATCAGGCGATAGGTGATCTTGTGCTTGCCGCCGCCGAGTGCGTAGCTTTCCGGTGCTGTGCCTTCCCTGCGCTTGTTCGCCAGCGTGCCAGGCGCGATGCCGATCAGCGTGGCCAAGTCTGCCTCGCCAACGCGCCCATCCGCGCTGATCCACATTCCGTGACTCTCTGCCTGCTGGCGCAGCAGTGCAGCGGTTGTGTCCGCACGGCCATCCATCGTTGCGCGCAGCGCGTCCAGGCTATGCGCGAGAGTGCTGTTCGGCTTCAAGGTTTCCTCCAGGTGGTGAACGACGTGCACTGGTGAACGTGGTGCATGGGGTGCGCCCCGTTCCCTTTCGCTCGGTGGTGCGGTGAGGCGGAGAGCGTGTGAATCAACAGCGCAGGAGCAACAGCGCCAAGCGTCCGCTGCGCTCCCGCTTGGTAGATATCTATAAGGGGGGCCCCTGAGGGGTGTAAAAAACGGCCGATTTGCCTGTATTTGCACCCCTCCGGGGTGTTTATCGACTGGCTCATGCTGCTTTTGCACCCCTCAGGGGTGTTACGCGGTCCCCTGAGGGGTGTTGAGCTTGCGATTCTGTTTGCACCCCTGAGGGGTGTTGAAGGTGCGTTTTGCGCCAGTCGTTGCGTGGTGGACCTGCAGCGATCTCCAGGTTCTTACCGGGGCAGCGATCAATACCTACCCAGGTGAGCGCGTACAGATGGCATTGCTTCTTGATGCCGTGTCGCGTCTGCACGATGAACCCCGCCTCCTCGAGCTGGGACAGCAGCTCCTTGCTCTTGCTTGCAGCACACACACCTGCGGCCTCTACCATCGCCTTCGTAGCGCTCAGGTCGCCGTTGTTGCGCCCGTTGTACTGAGCGGCCAAGAACAGGAGCATCTTCATTGCGGCTCCGCTGAGAGCGAAGAAGGCCGGATGCCGCATCATCGAGTGGGGCAGCCGAACGAACGTGTCGCTCGACTGCCGGCCAGTGATCTTGCGGCGATTCCTCTCAGCTGCCATGAGGCGTGACCACGTCGGTGACCGCGCGCAGCCAGTCGGTCCCAGCGCGCGCCGCACGCGTCATGATCCACTCGCGCACGCGGGCCTCAGACGGGTTGCCCCTGTGCTGCAGGGCGCAGTCACCGCACAGCACGTAGGGTAGGGAGGCCCAGCCGAATTCGCGTTCTACGCGGTGGAAGGTGCCGAACACGGGTAGCAGAGGCTTGCCGCAGCAGTCGCAGGCGATCGGTTCCACTACTGGCCGCCAGCTCATGGGCAGTCGCTCCGCTGTTGGATGGATTCGTGTTCGCGGTAGGCGATCAATGCCGCTTCGCGCGCCTTCGCCAAGGTCACTCGGGGTCCTGGACTGCGGTTGCCGATAGTCAGCAGCAGGTCAGCCAAACCGTCCAATGCCAGCCCGAGCTCGCCATCGGGCCAACCCTTCGGCCGGCTGCGATTCGGGAAGGGGATGATGATTGCGCTCACCGTGCAGCCTCCCCGAACGCATCGTGATACTTCCGCAGGTAGCGATAAGCCGTCGCACGGCACATCCCGTAACGGTCCAGCAGATCGCTGGGGGTAGCCGGCGTACGACGTGACTGCATCCATGCCACGAACTGGAATGCGAACTCGGTTGGACTGGCGGCGCCTGCCTGGCGCTCGTAGAAGGCGCGGCGCTTCATCCGACCCTCCGTGTGGTGGTGGCGTACATCACTTCGCCGAGGATGGTCAGCAGCTCCCGAGCAACGGGATACGCGGTGGAAGGGTGGCCCACGGGGAAGATCCACAACCCACCGGGGCGGGCCTGAACGATACGGACCATCTGCTGCCCGCCTATCTCGATTGCGTAGTGGCTGTCGCCGCAGAAGCGGTCGCGGGCCAGGTCGACGTGCAACACGTCGCCAATCTGGAAGCGCGGGGCATTGAGGTTGTCCTGCACCAGCACCTGGGCCCAGCGCGCGGTGTCAGAGAAATCCGGCAGTGCAGCGGGGAAATGCCCGATTGCGGCCGGCAGTGGTTGGTGTACGATGGGCGTCATGGTCTCGTTCCTGGCAAGGGTTCGATGGCTTCTGCGGCTCAGCTGGGTGCGAACCAGCTGGGCCGTTTCTATTTCTGGGCACCTGGTCATGGCTTGCCCCTTAGGCGGCGGCTTCTTTCTCGCGGGCTTCGATGTACTCGCGCAGCGCGCGGGCAGAGACCATGCGGCGCTTGCCTACCTTGAAAGTGCTGAGCTGGCCTGCGGCCATTGCCCGATACAGGGCATTGCGGTTCAGGCCGGTGACGGCGCACGCCTCGTCGGTGGTGTAGCTGAGGCGCTCGTGCTGCTCGTTCATTTTCGCTCCATGTGTGGACCAATGTGGTCCGTTGAGCGCAGTGGACCACAATGGTCCCTTGCGGTCAAGGACCAGTTTGGTCCACCATTCCACCCATGAGCAATCAAGACGTTCAGTTCAAACTGCGCCTTCCCGCGCCCTTGAAAAAGCAGCTCGAAGACGCTGCCGAGCGTGCTGGGCGGTCCGTGTCCGCTGAGCTGGTCCACCGACTAGAACAGTCCTTCATACCCAGCCGGCGGGATCCACCTGGCACCCTCGGCATTCGGGCTGGGATCGCTGCTCAACGTGAGGTGTATCAGGCGTCCGTCGAAATGCTGAAGCGTGCCGTGGTGCGGATGGAGGCGCAACTGCAACTGGGCAGTGATGAGCCGTATCCAGGTCAGGCGAGTGGGAAGACTCTCAAGCAGTCTCTCGCCGATACGAAAGATGCGCTGGAGGTATTCAACCGCAAGATGGAGGTAGCTGCTCTGCTGCTTTCTGAGCTGGCTGTCGGGGAGGCGTGCGGCGCCGAGATCGACGTGGACGAGTTCCGAGAGCGTGCTATTCGCGCTGGCGTGCTCTAGCTGGGGCCTCTGCAAAGCTCAATTTTGAGCTTTGCAGGCAAGTGGCTGATATCCCTAAAATGTTCAAGGATCTCACCTTTAAATCACGCTGATTGGAGTGATTTAGAGGTTCTGCGATTTCAAATCGCGGTACTCAAAGAAACTGCACCTGCGCCAGCTTGTCGCGCGCGGCGCCCTGCACCAAGTGGCCGTAGTGCTTCTCGATCATCGCCAGCGACGTGCCGGCGAGCTTCGCCACGGTCAGTAGGTCCATGCCGCCCACGATGGCGTCGGTGATCCAACAATGGCGCAGCGTGTAGAGCGTCACGCCGGCGGGCAGTCCAGCGCGCGCTGAGGCATCCCGAACAAGCTCGCTCCACTCGCTGGGCGTCCACACCTTCTTCCCGTCCTGGGTGAACAAGTGCGCCTTGGGCAGCTTCCCCTTGGCCAAGCGGTTAAACAGCGCAGTGGCGGCGGGGGAGAGCGGTATCTTGCGGTCGTGGTCCTTGCTGCGGAACCTCACGCTGGCAGTGCGGCCGTCATAGTCCGAGCGCAGGCAGAGCGACGGATCGCCCGGCCTGCAGCCCGTCAGGGCCACACACTCGATCAGGTCGCGCACCGGCCCCTCAGCCGCCTCCAGCAGCGCGCGGCGCTGCTCCCGCTCCAGGTACAGCCCCCGGCGCTGCCCAGCGTCCTTGAGGGGCTTCACGGCGTTCCATTCGAACGCAAGATCAGGGGATACCTTGCGACGGGCCACGGCGCGGTTCAGGGCGGCCACCAGCGTCGTGCGGATGCGGTTGATGCTGGAGCGTGCCAGGGGCTTCGCTACGGGTGGCCGGCCGCGCTTCACTGGCAGCGGCGGGGGGGCGCCTTTCTCCACGCGATCGCGCCAGGCTTCGATGTGATCCTGGTGGAGATCCTTGAGGCGCACCTTGCCCAGCTTGTCGGCGTAGAGGCAGCGCTCAAATCGGCGCTTGGCGTCATCCGATGCGGTCTTGCGTCCATCCTTCTCCAGCGCGGTCACGTAGTCGCGGCAGGCATCGGCCACCGTGAGTTCGCTCTTGGGCGTTACCACGGCCTTCGGGGCGCCGTGCTTGTCGATCTCTGCGGAGAGGCCGCGGGCGGCCTCACGGGCGCCCTCCAGCGTCGTAGCGGGGTAGTTGGCGAAGGTCTTCTCCTGGCCTCGGCCCCACACCATCGCCCACGACTTTGCTCCAGTGGCGGACACACGCAGCACCAGGCCGGGAACCGTCGCATCGCGCAGGCGATAGGCTCTGCCTGTGGCCTTCGCTGCGTCTACGGTTTTCCGTGTCAGCGCCTCTCTCGTTACCTTCGGCATCACCTGCTCCTGCAAGTCTCCTGCAAAAAGCAGTGTGCGGCCAAATTTATCGGGACGCAATGACACGGTAAATCAAGGGGTTTCAGGCAAGATCGTTGTGCCGCAAGGGCCTATTTCATCCTTCACACGGCAAGGGTCACAGGTTCGATCCCTGTACCGCCCACCATGTTGCAGAACGAAGGAAGCCTCCAGCAATGGGGGCTTTTTTGTTGCCTGTGATTCCGTAGTACCCGCCGAAGCGATCACCGTTTCATCCGAGGTCCTCCAGCAGCTCGCGCGCGATCATCGCCGTTGCATCCAGCAGGTCGTGACCGCTGCCGGCCCGCACCACCACCGCCAGCAGGCTACGGCCCACCTCGGCATTGCCGCTGGTCAGTTCCATTTCGCCTTCAAAGCACAGATCGGCCAACCACTCGTGGGCCTGCTGCAACCCGCGCTTGCGGGTATGGCGGAACTCCGAAAGCAGCTTGGCCTGGCCGGCTTCGTGCTCGCCATCGGCCAGCAGGCCGATGGCACCGCCGTGTGCCGCGCGCCAGATGGCTGGCAGCGGACGACCGTTCGCGTCCACCACGTCTGCCGAGAACTGCGCGCAGTACATTTCGTAGCGCTTGCCCGCCGTGCTGCGGGGCACGATGCCGGCCTCGGCGAGCAGGCGTTCGGCTTCATCCAGTTTGCTGAACTTCAAGCGCAGCAGTGCAGGGCGGCTCAGGTGTTGTGCCAGCGCCTGCTGGTTGGCGGCGAACCAGACGTTCCAACCCACGCTTGCGCGGCCTTCCAGTGCGGCCTTGAAGTATTCCAGGTGTTCGGCGTCCATTGCGGTCTCCTGCGCTCCCTGCGCGATTGTAGCGGGCGCACATCCGGGCCGGTCAGGCATCGCCGCTGGAGAGGCAATGATGTGCCTCGCGCACCAGTTGTCGTGCGGCCACGATCAGCCCGTCGGTGTGGAAAGCGCCCAACTGTTCGTCCGGACCGCCTTCGTTGCGTGCGCGGTCGGCGGCCTGCAGCAGATCGAGCACTGCGGTGAGCCCAGACATCGAGCGGCGCAGCGAAGCATGATTGCTGGCGCCGAGGGTGAGGCTGCTGCACGGTTGCCCGTCATCGCTGTCGGCGCGGCTGATGGCATTGAGGCACGCGAAGAAGGCAGGCGACTGCACGGGCAGATTCTGCTCGTGCAGGGCGCATTCGATTTCGCGTGCGAGGTCCTCAGGCATGTCGCTGGCGATGTCGCCGATCAGTGCGTGCAGGCGGGGACGGATGGCGATGCGGTTGGTCATGGCGAAACCCTCACTGGCGTGGGGCCACCTTCCGGAGTGAAGGTGGCGGACGGTGCGGGTTGGCGTACCAAGGCAAACGAACTCCCATCGAGAAGAAGGCCTGGCGGATCTGTCGATCCCCACGCACCGGCCGCCATTGAAGGCAATCAGTGCATTCTCTCTGCTGCGACGTAATCCGCAGCGATGGGTGTTCGTTCGTTTATTCGAGACGCCAATCCCGGCCAAGGCGTCTTGCCTCGGCGCGGCGATCATCAGCCGGGCAATCACATCGGTCTGTAAGGAGAGTTCTCAACTTTCCCCAGGCAGGCCAAACGTTTCCCGTTGTGTGCCGCCCAACACCTGTGAGTAGTGCGGCGCGTCACTGATGGCGCACATCGCCGCCCCTACCGACCATGCACATGACGACTCCGGAGCGATGCCGCCACGGCAATCGCGTCACCCCGCGCGGCGAAGGCGGGACCATGCCACGCATGGAGCCAGAGGGTTCCATCCCTGCGCTGTCCCGCCGCCCCGGGCAGGCGTAGTCTCAGCCCGTTGCCATGCTCATCCACCCTGGAGTGCCACCATGCCGCTCGCCCGCATCGATCTTCGCAAAGGTAAGCCCGCCGACTACCTGCAACGCGTCGGCGAAACCATCTACCAAGCCATGCGCGCGGTGGGTGTGCCGGAAAACGACCGCTTCCAGATCTTCCAGGAACACGCGCCTGGCACGCTGATCTACGACTCCGGCTACCTGGGCGTGGACCGCACCGACGATTTCATCTGCATCCAGATCACCTGGAACGAAGGGCGCACGCTGGAGCAGAAGAAGGCGCTGTACGCCGGCATCGCCGATGGCCTGCATGCGGCGGTGGGCATCCGCCGCGAGGACGTGTTCATCAACCTGGTGGAAGTGAAGAAAGAGAACTGGTCGTTCGGCAATGGCCAGGCGCAGTATGTGATCTGATACCGTGCCTGGGCGCATGGGCCCGTCAAACCAGCAAGGAGTGTCAAATGGGGAGCAGGATCTTCCGGACGTTGGGCATTGCCTTGGTCCTGTGGGGCGTGCTGGTGCCCGGCAGAGGCTCGGCAGCCGACCCCATGCGAACCGCGCTGCCCATCGTGACGTCCCAGATGAAGGCCGAGCAGATGCTGGACAGCATTCACAGAATGCCGCCTCTGGAGGGTGCTCAGAAGCAGGACATCAGTGGCTTTGTGAAACAGCGGCTACCGCCCCGGATGGGCCTGTTGAACGTCAAGGCAGCCTTCGAAGATATTCCCACCGTGCGGATATCCCGACCGGCTGACGGTGTGCTGGTTGTGCGCGACGAAAGAAGACGCTGGCTGTGGTCGCGTACCCATGTCGTGGTGATGACCTATCGCTTCACCTACATGCCTGAGCAAGCCAAAGTGCACGCAGTCCGATACACGGAGTAGCGCCGGCAGGTCGTAGCAGTGTTGCAGCAACTGGATCGGGAGTACCGCATGCGCACCCAGCCTGGATCTACACCTCGCTGCCAACCTGCTCGTCTTCGGTAGCTGGCGCGCTGCTGGCCGCCTTCACTGCATCGGCACTGTTGGGTTGTTCGCACTCGATGCTCGTCACGTAGCCGTCGTTGCCGATGCTGTGCTCGGCATGCTTGACCAGCCACCGCCCATCCACACCGTCGCGGAAGCCCTGCATCACCACCGTGGCTTCGGCCATCAGCGTCTGGCGGCCGGGCAGGGTGTAGCTGAGCTTGCGCGTCTGCCGCGCCTGTTCGCGTTGCTTGGCGCGGGCTGCTGCTTCGGCGGTCGCGCGGTCGGCGTAGGCCATGCGCAGGCGCACGATCGGTTCACCGCTGCCCACCTTCACCTCCTGGCGGTTTGCGCCGCGTACATCGCGGTAATAGGCGATGGTGGTGCCGGCCTTATCGCGTGAAGCGATGGTGACCTTGTAGGCACTGCCATCGGCGGGAGTAAGGGTGACGTCGGGAATGCGTTCGCCACTGGCCGTGGTGGATTCGCCGCGCGTGACGAACATCAGGCGTCCGCCGCCCGGCTTGGCGATGGCGTCATGCTGTTTGCCCAGCCGCAGCAGCAGATTCATGTCCGACTCCTGCGACTGCACGGTGAGCGGCAGCACGATCGACGCCAGGGATTCACTCACCGCTGCGCTCAGTCCGTGCTCGCCCGCCATGCGCTGCACCATGCCGCCGATCGTCGTGCCCTTTTTCCAGGTGCGCGTCTTCTGCGTCTGCAGATCGTTCTTGCCACCCTTGCTGGTCTCGAAGGGCGCCGCGCGTGCGCGCAGGGTCATGCTGCCTGGATAGCCGGAGATTTCCACTTCATCGCAGATGTACAGGCCCATGCGTCGCACCTCGCCGTCATAGCCGATGAAGGCCTCCAGCTCGGCACCCACGGGAGGCAGCTGGATCGGATCGGACGGATCGTAGTCGGCCAGCTGCAGCTCCAGCGTGTCGGCGGTGTTGCCGGTTTCGTCCGTGATGCGCAGCGACTTGAAACGCGACATGATCTTGTCGGTGATGTCTTCGCTGTTGGCCACCACACGGAAGGCCGGTTCGACGTTCAATCCCACAGCGATACTCCCGAACGTTCATTGGCTGGACGCTGTACATCCGGCAGGGTGATCACCAAGCCCGCAGGGAGCACCGCGCCGCGCGCGGCCAGGCCCGGGTTGGCGTCGAACACCGCGCGCAGGATGGCCGGTGATTGTTCGCCATAGTGCGCATACGCGATGCGGTCGACGACGTCGCCGTCGCGGGTGTTATACGTTCGTGCCATGGCTGTGCTTCCGCAGGGAGAGGGTGAAGGTCTGCTGGCGGATGTCGCCATCGGGCGTGAAGTGCTTGCTGGTGGCTTCGATCTTGTCGATTACCCACAGGCCGAGATTGCCACCACGGCCGGTCAGCAGCCGCTGTGGTTTGCCCTGTGCGGCCAGCCTGCGCAGCTCCGACATCTGGTTGCCCTTGCCACGGAACTCGTGGTTCAGCACGCCTGGCAGCGTCATGGTGGCCTGGCCCGGTCCGGTGTACTGCAACGCGGCCAGCTGGCCGACCCGCTCCTGCGCCTGCCAACGGAACTCGTTGGATTGCTGGATCTCCTGGAACACCGCGGTGTTGAGGCTGAACTTGAAGCCGCCCAGCATCAGCAGCACGGGCGCGTTGCCTGAATCGTTGCTCTGGAAGCCGGACAGCAGCTTGTCGAGGGTTGCGGTTACGAACTCGCGCTTCATGCTTAGTTCCTGTCTCCCAGGGTGGCGCGGGCCTGTATGGCCTGCTGGTGCTGCAATGCATTGGCGGTACGCCGCGCCAGTGCCTCGCTGGATTCCCCCGGTTGCTGGTGGATGGTGATGTTGTTGGTCTGTTGCTGCTGCACGGTGGTGGGCATGCGTGGAGTGCCCGAGGGCATCGACGGTGCCTGTCGTCCCTGCTGCGCGCTGCCGAAGTCTGCCATGCGCCGCTTGAGGACATCGCTGTCGTTGGTGCCGACCGCGTACGCGACACGTGCCATGTCACCGATGCCGCCACCGCCGTTGGCTGTCATGGAGCCGTAGACCGCCTTGCCCATGTTTGCGCGGTCCACGGCGATGCCCGCACCTTCGACGGCCTTGTCCTTGAGAAAGCCCAGACCGCCTCCCACTTTCTCCGACACCCAACTGATGCCATCGAGCAACGGCTGCAGCTTGCCCATGATCCAGTCGATGGCCGCGCCTGCCGATGCCATGATCGCGTCCCAGGCACCGCCCAACGTGACGGTGATCCAGCCGGCGGCGATACCCAGCATGTCACCCAGCCAGGCGATGGTCTGAACCACGCCACCGATCACCTGGATGACCAGACGGAAGTTGGCCAGCAATGCCGTGCCCACCAGCGAGCCGATCTCCGCTACGCGCGAAAGTTCGTTGCCGGTGTACTGCGCGGGAGCCAGCATTCTGGAGAGCCAGTCCCATGCCTGGCCCAGCAGCCCGCCGACCGCTTCCCATGCCGGGCGCAGCGGCTCGACGGCGCGCATCAGTTCGCCCATGGCGGTGGTTCCTGCGCCGCTGAGGCCATCCCAGACGCCGCCGAGGAAGGCCTTGATCGGCTCCCAGTACTTGCGCACCAGCAGGGCGCCGGCGGTGATGGCGGCGATGGCGATGGCGATCGGACCACCGCCGATGGCGCCGACGGCGGTGGCGACCACGCGGAACCCCGATGCCAGGCGCATTGCCGTCGGACCGAACTGCCCCATCTGCGCCAGCAGGCTGCCGCCGCGGAACAGCTCGAAGGCCTTCTGCACCGCCAGGATCGGGCCCTGCAGGAACGTCCACGCATAGCGGACGCCGAGTACCGCGGTGCGCATGCCCATCAGGCCGACCACGACCTGGGTGGTATTGGCGATCAGCTTCGGGTTTTCCTGCACGAACGACGCAACGCCGTTCAGCAGTTCGGTCAGCTTCACCGCCGTTTCACCCACAGCCGGCAGCAGCGCGGCACCGAAGGCCTTGGACAGGTTGTCGACGGCGATCTTCGCGCCTTCGATCTTTTCCGGATCGCTCTGGATCTTTGCCGCGAAGCCGCTGTCGGTGGTGCCTGCCGAGCTGTTGAGCGCCTTGTCGCGGATGCGGATGTACTCATCCCAGTTCTGGATCATCGGACGCACGAAGTTCTGCGCCTGCGCATCGCCGAACAGCTTGCCGATCTTCGTCTGGTCACCGGCGGTGGCTTGGATGATCGCCTGCATCGCTGCATCGAACGGATTGCCGCCGGTGCTCTGCGCCTCATTGATGATCCTGCGCAGGTCCAGCTTGAAGCCCTTCTTGGCCTTGGCCTGCAGGTCCGGCGAGAGAATGCTGGCCATGAAGCGCTGCATGTTGCCGGCGGCTTCGTCGGCGCCACCGGCACCCTGGCGGGCGACATCCAGCGCCGCGCCCATGGTGGCTGCGGCCGCATTGCCATGCATCTGCAGTGACTGGAACGCGCTGCCCAGCACCGGCAGCGCCCCCGCCATGTCCTTCAGGCCGACACCGCCATCCTTGCCCGCCACGACCAGTACGTCCAACGCCGATTGCAGGCCGCTGGGGTCGATCATCAACGCCTGCTGCAGGCCCGACGCAGCAAGGGTGACATCGTCGATGCTCTCGCCGGTAGCGGTGGTGGTGCGGCCGATTGCACCCAGGCTGGACTGCGCGGTCTGCGCATCCAGTCCGGCGGCGACCAGCTGGCTGACTGCGCGCTGCAGCTCGCCCGCGCCCTGGTGGGTGCGGCTGGATTCGGCAAGGATGGTCTGGCCCAGCGCGGCGACCTGTGCGCGGGTCAGGTTGGCTGCGTTGCCGATGGCCTGGTTCTCGCGCGCGAAGCCGGCGGCATTCTCCACCGGTTTGGCCAGCGTGGTGATGGCGCTGCCGAGCATGCCGCGCGCATCGCCGAACGCCGAACCCAGCTTCTCGCGCTTCTCAAGATTCGCTGTGCGCGTGTCCTCGATCCGCTGCAGCGCTTCCTGGGAAGCGCGCAACGCATCGGCCTCGGCGCGCATGCGGGCGAACTGGTTGCTCGACCTGCCCATGACATTGAGCTTGCGCTCGAGCTTGTCGGCTTCATCGCCAAGGCGCTTCAGGCCATCGTTGCTGAAGGACAATGCGTCCTGCAACGACCGGGAAACCGAGCCGCCGATCGTGATCGTTGTCGTTTGAACGTTACTCGCCATGTACCGGCAATCCCTGTATCCACCAGATGAACTTCGACACCCGCAGCGTCATGATCTCGCCCAGGCCCCAGCCGGTGTGGCCGGCCAGGGCGAGCGCTCCCTGCCTGATCTGAGGCAGGGTCAGGTGGTAAAAAGCGCGACGCCGGCCTGCAGGCGGGCGTAGTCGCGCAGCGGCATCCTGCGCACGTCATCCGGTGCGATCTCGCACAGGTTGGCGATCATCCGCACTTCGCGCTGGGCATCGGTGCCCTTGTCGTCCTGGTAGCGCTCCATGTCTTCCACGGTGGGCTCGCGCATGCGCAGCACTGCGGTGTCCATGCCATTGACCTGGCGCGGGCGGGAGAGGGTGATTTCGGCATAGCCGTCGCGCTCGATGACGGTGTCTGCAGTGGTCTTGGTCTTGCTGGACATGGATGTATTCCTGGATATCGATGGAGTGCGGTGGATGCGGGGGCGCAATGCGCCCCCGTGTACTTCAGTGCGGGGCGGGCTCAGATGCCCAGTGCACCGCGGATGCCGGCCAGTGCGTCCACGCCGCCCTGGCGGGCGATCATGTTGGTCACGTCGATCTCCTGCACCACCTGCGCGCCATGGGTCAGCTTGTAGTAGCTCAGCGCCAGGCCGACCTTGACCGTGCCCTTCTCGCCGACCTTGGTCTCGCCGCGATCCAGCGACTTCACCTTGCCGCGCATGTTGTGCACGACCTGGGAGACCGTACCGTCGTCGGCTTCCAGCGCCTCGCGGGCGGTGAAGCCGTACTCCTTGCTTTCGATGACGTGGAACTTGGACATGATCTCCGCGTCATCGGAGGCGAAAGTCACTTCGGCAGTCAGCTTTTCGTGGCCGAGGACGATTTCGGTCGGTGCGAGCATGCCGCCGGCCTGGAAGTCCTCGGTCTTCAGCGTCAGCTTGGGAGCGGTGAAGGTCATCACGCTGCCGGCATAACCCTTGCCGTCGACGTAGAAATTGAAGTTTTTGCGGATCTTGCGCGCCATGCTTAGAAGATCTCCGAGACGTAGTTGTTGTTCATGTGCATGCGGAAGGTCAGCTGCTCACCCGGGTAGGTCGGGGTGAAGTCGAAGTCCCAGTAGAAGCGGCCCTGGGCCACGCTGTCCGCTGCGTTCAGGTCGGGGTCGATCCAGCAGTTGCCGCCGAGGATCGCACCCTGGGTCTTCAGGCCGCGCAGGAAGGCATTGACACCCTCACGCACGTCGTCGACGTAGGTCTTGCTGATGCCGCGGTCGACGGCCCACAGATGGGCGGCCTCGAGGCTGTCGGCAATGATGTCGGCAGTGCGCACCACACACAGGAACTGCCACTTCTGGTCGCTGCTGGCGGTACGGTTGCCCCACAGGCGGAAGCCACCTTCGCGGATGATGGTCGCCACGTTCGATTGGTTCAGCAGGTTGGCGCGGCTGCTCGCATCGGAGAGACCGAAGTCGATCGCACGTGCGGTACCGACCACACCGTTGAGCTCCAGGTTCGACGGCGATGCCCACCAGCCACGTTCGTTGTCGCTGCGGGCGATGGCGCCGGCCACGGCACCGGAGGCGTAGCGGGTGACGATGGCATCACCGGACTGCACCAGCAGCGCCGGGTCGACCACGTAGACGCGCTTGGAACCGGTCAGAGCGGTGGTGCTCTTGGCGGCGTCGTCGTTGCTGTTCGGGCCATCCTTGATGATCACCGCGCGCAGCTTGTCGGCAATGCCGAGCAGTTCGGCCACGACCGGGTTGGCCAGCAGTTCGGTGTCGCGCTTTTCGTGGGTGTGGGTGAAGCCCGGCACCGCCAGGATGCGTGGCTTGATGCCCACTACCGACTTTGCCGCCAGCAGTGCATGCACGCCGGTGTAGGCACCGGTCTGCGTGTTCACGCCGCCCAGCACGTTGGCCAGGGTGTCGTTCTCGGTGGCGCCCTTCTCTACGCGGATGACGACGACGACCGCGTTGGACTGGTCGAAGATGGCGTCGAGCTGGCCCGGGAGGGTGCCCTCATCGACTTCGGTTGCGGCGTTGGCGAGCAGCTTGGCAGCCTGCGAACGCGAGGTCACCAGGACCGGGGTGTTGTACGGGAAGGCGGTCTTGTCGGCGCGGGGCGCGGTGCCCACGATGCCGATGACGCTGGTCGAGGCAACAGCGATCGAGCGGGAACCACCATCGATGTTGACGACCTGCACGCCATGCAGAAATTCGGCCATGCGTTGTTTTTTCCTTGGTTGGGTGGGTGCTGCGGTCGCGATCTGCGCCGCATGGGTACATGTTCGTATCTGGCCGCGGCTGGATTAATTGCAGCCGTGGCCCGAACCTCATGGTTGCGGCGGCGCGGCCGGGGTGGGGTCGGGTGCAGTGACCATCACCCAGGCGGCACGGGTTTCATCGAAAGTGACCGGGTAGCTGCGATCCGCGGGCGGTGCCAGATCGGTGACCGACGGCGGCAGCGCGACCCCACGGGAAACGGGAGTAGCGAAGCTGGCATCGTGCTTGTTCCACAGCGGCCGCGTGCTGTAGTCCGGCAGCAATGTCCATTCGCGTCGGCTGGCATTCCACGCGTTGTACTGCGCGGTGGTGCCATCCAGCTTGAATGGCTCGGACAGGGTTACGTCCTTGGGCAACGGCTCGCCCAGCGCAAGGCGATTGGGTATCGCCATCGCGGTGCGTGTGTCCCACAGCATGTGGTTGCGGAAATCGGCCACCGTTTCCCAGCGTGAGCCGTCGTCGGCCAGGCGCAGTGCCTGGTATTCGCCGGCAGTTTGGCGAGGCGTGACGTCCACGGTGAAGTCGGGCAGGTTCCAGGTACCGTCCGGGGAAGGCTGCAGGCGGACTTTGCCCATGTAGGCGCGGGTATCGGGATCGTAGGAGTGCGCGAAGCGCGGTTCAGTAGGCAAGCTCATGTCCTCAGTACGCGATGCAATAGATCATCCGCAGGCCGGCAGGCAGGTTGCGGTCGCCACCGGTGTTCTCCACCACGATGGTGTGGGTGTGTGCACCGGCATCGGCGGCCGAGGCGGCATGGCCGTGGTCACCGACCTGGGCGATGGAAATGGTGTGCGAGTGGCCACCGGCGCCGTTCATGCCGATGTTGTGGCCATGTGCGCCTGCGCCGTCGGTGCTGAAGCTATGGGCGTGACCGCCGGCGGGTGCTGTGGCACCGTCCGGATACAGCGCATCGTTGTCGCGTTCGCGATAGACGCCGTAGCCATTGAGGGCAGGATTGGAGGGAACAACGCCTCCATGCTGGTGGTCGCCGGCCCACGAGGTGCCACCGGTATGCGCATGGTGGCCCTGCGAGTCGGTCCATGCACCGTGCGCGTGGTCACCGACGGCACTGGCGCTGGCACCGTGGGAGTGCGCGCCGCCTGCGCCCACGGAAATGGCGTGGCTGTGGTTGCCTGCCGTTGCCGCGCTTGCACCGTGGGCATGGCGGATCACTTCACCCTGGGTGAAGCTGCCGACCGCTTCCGGGTTCAGCGTGTGCGTGACCACCGTGCCTTCCTGCATTGCCGGGAGGTTGAAGGTGGTCGCGCCATCACCGGCGCCGTAGCGGGTACCGATGGCGGCGAACAGAGCCGGATAGCTGGCACGCGGAACAGCGGCGCCATTGCACAGCAGCATGCCGTTGGGCGCAGTGGCACCGGCGAACAGAATCACCTGTCCGGGCACGTGCACGCTGGATGGCACGCCGGTCATGTTGCGCCAGTCCAGGTAATGGTTGCCGTGCCTGCCATCGAGCAGATCGGCATCCAGGCCCTTGTCGGCGCCTTCGTCCTTCAACGCTGCCGATTTCAGCCCCAGGGCGGAACGGAACGCGGCATCGGTTGCGATCGACAGCAGCGTGCGCACGAACTGGGTAGGGGCGCTGGCGCCAAAGCGATTGTCGATGAAGGCACGCAGCCCGCGGGGTGTCACCGCACGCTGGGTGTCTGCACCATCTTCGGTCTCGGCCGTAGTGGCCAACTCGACCACACCCTGCACTTCGGTGGTGGAAGGGGGATAGATGAATTCGGCATTGCCGAATTCGATCAGCGCGGTATCGACTTCACTGAAGCGGGTATCGGTGGAGAGCAGCAGCATCGAGGCTGCGGTCTTCTCCATGATGGGATCGGTCTGGCCGAAGGTTGCAAACAGCGTGCCGTCGCCCAGGTACAGGCCGAAGCCGCGCAGGCTGTAGGCGGTAGCGCTGTCGTCGCGGATCGTGACGTGCAGCGTGTCATCTCCCACGGCCTTGCCGCCGAAAGTGGTGACCCGCTTGATCTCGCCGGGTAGGGCGGTCAGCCCCGCCGTCGGCGTGAATGCCGTGGACGTCAGGCCGATCTCGGTGATCAGCACGGCACTGGTGCCGGTGTTGGGTGGATTGACCAGCTTGGCAAAGCCGGCGTCGGTGATTTTCAAGCGCATGCGGGGGTTACTCTCCGATCAGTTGGATGCGGCGGAAGGTGGTGCCCTGGGCGCCGACAAGTGCACCGATACCGGCGCTGGCCTGCATGCCCTGGGTGAAGGTGAAGTGCGATCGCACCGGCTTGGTCCGGCTGATCTCGCCGATCACGTCGTCGACGAACTTGGCGGTGGCGGTCTCGCCGCCCTGGTTGGCGATGGTCATCACCGCTTCGAAGGTGTGCGGTGCACCCAGCGGCTGCATCTCCCACCATTCGCGGATCAGGATCGAGCCACCAAAAGCGGCCACCACGTCGCGCACGCTGCCCCAGGTGCCCTTCCGGCGCTGGATGGCGATCGCGGCGCGTACGCGTGCACGCTTCACCGTCTCCGGCCAGTAGGCTTTCCATTCGTCCACGGACAAGGCCCAGGCCAGCCAGGGCAGCAAGGCGGTCGGACAGCGGTCGGCATCCCACAGTGCGGTGATGTCTACCGGCAGCGGACGGGCGACGATGGCGCGGGCCAGTCCACGTTCGGCGTGGGTGGCATTGGGGGGCAGCAGGTTGGGGGCACGCGGAACCGCGATCTGCGCATCGCCCTCGATCAGCGTGCCGGGTGCCGGGGCGGCCGACAGGATGACCGTGGCGCCGCTGATGGCAACATCGCGCAACCGCTGCCGTCCTTGCTGGTCGGTGCGGTACACCGCCTGCAGGTTCGCCAGTGCACCACCGGGGTGACGGAAGGTACGGTTCTGCCCATCAATGGCGCCGCGGAGGCGCGCGCTGATCAGGCGCGTGGTGTCGTCACTCATCATTGCCGCCATGGGTCAGCGTGATGCTGGTGCAGTGCGTGGCCTGGGTACGATCAACCACGATGTCTTTGGCCGGGTTGGTGATCTCCACGCGCTGTACGCCCTCGGCATGCAGTGCGGCGAACAGTCCCGAACGGGTGACGTCACGGCCGAGCCGATGCGATTCGCTGATGTAGCGGTCAAGGCGGGTGCGCGCTTCGGCCAGCACGACCTGCGAATCCGGGCCGGCAAAGGTGAAAAGTGCGGCGTCGACCGTGTAGTTGATGATGGCAGCGGGTTTAACCACTACGTGATCGGTCAGTGGTCGCACGTCATCCGCACTCAGCTTTGCGTCGACGATATCGAGCAGACCCTGGGAAGCGGTGCCGTCGCCTTCGCGTGAAAGCACAGAAACCACTACCTCGCCAGGGGAGGGACTGGTTGCGCTGGCGTCCAGCACACGGGCGTCGGCGCTCAGCGCGTGGAAGATGTAGGCACCCTCCGGCCCGGCCACACTGAAGCCTTCCGGCCCCAGCTGGATGCGGCGTCGGAAATCCTCGTCACTTTCGTAGCGCGGTGCGATGCCTTGCTGCGGCTTGCCCGGGTCCAGCACCTGGCGGGCGATGCCGAAGATCGCAGCCAGATGGTCCAGATCGCTGCCGGTGGCATAGGCCAGCATCACGCCACGTGCGGCATCGTTGACCCGCTGGCGATCAAGCAGGCGCAGGTAGGTGCAGACCTCGAGGATCTTGAAGGCCGGGTCCGACGGCAACAACGCGTCGAAGGTAGGATCCAGGGCCTGAAGCGCGGTCAGCGATTCATCGAACATGGCTTCGAAATCGAGCACTTCGATGACCGCCGGTGCAGGCAGCTGGGACAGATTGACACTGGTGAACGAGCCGGATGCCACGGTTAGCGAACCTCGATTCCTTCGATGGTGATGGCCTCGCCGTCCGGCAGGTGGATCCCGGTCACTGCCAGGATCATCACACCGGGGGCGGGGAGGGAGACGTCGACGTTCTCGACGTGAAGCCGCGGCTCCCATCGCGCGAGTGCGTCGACGGTGGCCGCGATCAGGTCCATGCGCAGCGAGCGGTTGGTCGGCGCATCGATCAGTTCGAACACGCGCGAGCCGTATTCGCGGCGCAGTACGCGGGAGCCAAGGGGCGTGGTGAGAATGTCACGCACGGACTGGTGCAGATGGGCGAGCCCATCCAGTGATTTGCCGGTGTTGGCGTCGATTCCTCGCATGGCCTCTATCGTCGTGGAGTGCGGGTTTTCAGGGCATTGCAGGCGTGGCCGATCAGGCCTGCGCCGGCGTGGTGGGAGCGGTCGGCCCCTGCGCGGTGTGCTTGTGTGCCTTCAGCCCGATGGCACCTGCCTTGATCTCGGCGGGGGTGCTGATGTCCTTGCCCGCACTGATCGCGCCGGTGACGTCCAGGTTGCCAGTCGCCTTGATCGACGGCGTATCGAGCACGATCGATTCGCTGGCGATCACCTGTGCACTTGCACAGGTGACGATCACCTTGCCGCTGCCAACATGGACGTTGAGCGTGCCGGTTTCCTGGTCGTACTCGACGATGCTGCCGTCGGCGTACTCGGTGCGTTGCCGCAGTCGCGAGTCAGCGGGCGCCGGGAACCGGTCCTGATACAGGCTGCCGAGCACGAGTGCCTGGCCGGGGTCTCCATAGGGACAGGCGAGTACCACCTGCTCGCCGGGTTCGGGGGCACACCAGCTGCGCACCCCGGGTCCGGCCCGGCGTTCCAGCCAGGGAATCCAGTCGGTGAGCATGCCATCTGCGTCCACGCGCACGCGGCCGCCCGCTTCGTCCAGCTCGCGCACGACACCGATCATCAGCAGGTTGCCGATCAAACGTGCGTGCTCGGCGCTCATGGCGCGCGTTCCGGCAGGGGCTGGTAGCGCGCCACATGGGCACGGCCAATCTCTGGCGCGAAGCTGTAGGACGCCTGTGGCACTACGCCTCCTTCATCGTCCCAGGCGTTGTCGCCCAGCGCGACCGGCAGTGACCATTCGACGACCCAGCTGCGCAGGCCGGCCTGTGCGGTTGCGGCGTCTTCGGGCAGGGCAGCGATCACGTCGATCGCACCGCTGGAGGCACCGTGGAAGCGGCCGAGCTGGTGCAGCCAGGTGGCCAGTGCAACTGCGGCATTACGCAGTTGCAGCGCGCCGGCGGTGCTACCGGCTGCCACGACGATGCGTGCCTCGAAACGCAGCACCGCCTGCAGCAATCCGCTGCCGTCATTGCCTTCCCGGCTGCGGTCACAGCGGGTCAGTGCCAGCAGGCAGGCCGGTGTGGGCATCCCTTCGGTGCTGGCCTCGCGATAGAACTCGACGGTTGCGAAGTCAGGAAAGCGTGTGCGGATGGCGGCTTCGATGGCGCCGTGCAGTGTGTCGAGCGTCGGAAAGGGGGAGTCAGTCGCCAT